AAAGTAAGGACCAGATGCGCAAGCGCGGGCTGCGCTCGCCTGACTTGGCGGATGCGGTTTGCCTGACGATGGCCGGCCAAGCCGTGACGGCGCTGAGCGGCCGGATGGGTGGGCTGGGGCAGCGGATTAGGCGGGGCTTGAAGGGGATCGCCTAGTTGCGTTGCGCGCGGCGTGGTTTTGCTGTAGGTTCTTGTCAAGCAGATTTTGGAGGCTTGCATGGCTGAGGCAGAACGCCAGCGCTACGGCTACACCACTGAGAGCGGCGAGCGCGTATCTGCGCTGCGCGATATGTTTGATGGCGGCGGCCCCGGTCGCTCTGGTCCGCGCTTTGAGGGCGGCGGCATCATTTCTGACATCGGCAACGCCATGGGCGGCCCAGGCATGTTCAGCGGCGAGGGTGGCAACGCTGGCGCCACGCTGGGCCGCATGGCTGGCGGGATGATGTTTGGCCCGCTGGGCATGATTGGCGGCGGCATCTTGGGCAACATGCTGGGCGGCGGTATGCGTCAGGCCCCTGCGCCCGCTCCGGTTGCCGCGCCTGCCATGGCGCCCGTGCCGCGTCCTAGCCCGGCTGCGATAGCCATGCGGCCCGTACCGCGTCCTTGGATGGCCATGGACCCGTACAGGACCGCTCCGGCAGCGCAGCCTGCCCCGACGTTCCCGGTTTCGATGCCCGGCGCCGTGGAGCGCTTTGTCACGGGGAAATATGGCATGTCTCCAGATCAGATGCTTGCATCGTATCAGCTGCGACCGCCTCTGCCCGGCGCGGTGCCGTATAGCCTGCCGACAATGACTTTCGACCCATTAACTGGCCTTCCGGTGGTAATGGCGCCGCCTAGGGTGCAGTAATGTCTGGTCTGCTTAAAATCTTAGACGAGGCCATCCGCGTTATAGGCGGCAGGGCCGACCAAATGGTTACTCCCGCCGCGCGCCGATTGCAGCCGACTGGCGAGCGTTTTTTTGACGAAAGCACTGCCGCGTACGACAGGACGATGGATATTGTCCCGCAGGTTGATTTTCGCGACCGCTACCCTCGGCCAGCCGACCCATCCCGCATGCCATTGAATAACAGAATGGCTCCACTGATGGAGGCATCCAGCGAGATCTCGGAAGAACTTGCCCGCAGGACGCGACCCGGCATTGGCACAAATTCCCAGTATTTCTATCGCACCGGCCCGATCTACGAGGGGATGGAAAACGTAGGCGTCAACCCTAATGCATTCATGCAGCGGTTTGGGGCGACATTTGCGGGCTCGTCGCCGAGGACGCCGACTGACAGAAATCTTATTAACAGCACAATGCTGTCATTCCGCGACGAAATGGGCCTGCCCCTGGACCGCCCGGTCTTAAATCAAGACGCCATAAACGACGTCGGGTACGGGATGATCGTCAACATGCACCCCGGCCTAACGCGCAGGCTTTTGGAGGGGCAAGACGTATTTCCCACAAATCCCAAGCCTAGTTCGTTTGAGCAAAACACTTTGGGCAATCTGGCCGGAACGACGGCAGACACGCACAACATTCGCGGGTCGATCATGTCGTTTGACGCCCTTTATCCGGGCCAAGTTCCGCGCGAATGGTTTCACTCAAACGATGCGTACAGGCAGTATCTCGACGAGGGATTGTCGCCGGCCCTATTAAGCTCCAAGACGGGCCTAAATGACAGTTTGCAAAGTCAAACAGTTCGCGGCCAATCAGCTCAGGTTGAGTACGGCCCAATGGCTGCAATTACGGAGGGAGCCGCTGACCGACTTGGTATTCCATATGCCGACACACAGTCTCTGGGGTGGTTTGGCATGGGGGCGGACACTGGCCTTGCGTCCGAAAACAAAACCATCGTCCAGCTTTTGAATGACCGCATTAACGTCACGGCCCAATACCTTGGGGTGCCTCAAGAGGTTGTTGCAAGGCTGTATGGCGAGGGCAAGATCCCCCTGCTTGGGGTCGGTGGCGCTGGCTTAATGTCAATGGTTGGCAATCAAGACCCCAACGCCGAACTTGAGGCGTACTTGGCCGGGAGCAACACGCAGTGACGCCGTACGAGCTTGATATGCTGGAGCGGGCGCGACGCGCAGAAGGCGATCGCGTCATCCAAGCGTTTCTTAACCCGCCCCAACCGCCTGGCCCTGAGATGCGCGAGGCTGACCCGTTTAGCCTGCGCCAAGCGCTGTGGCAGGGCATGGCTCGGCGAGAGGGCACGCAGATGGCCGATCGGCTTGTCGGGCGCCCTTACTTTGCCGAGGAGCGTCCGTTCGCAATTGGCGACTTCACCGGCGGCGGTCTGATCGACATGGTCGATGCCGGCACGCGCTATGCTGCCGGCGAGGACATGACCGGCAATGATGCCTTGGCGGCTGCATTTGGATTGGCCGAGACAATCCCTGCTGCTGCCTTTTTGGGGCGTTCTATGCGAGGCGTGGGCGAGGTTGGCGGGGCCGCCGCAGACACTTACCGGGTGGGGCAGCGATTGGCCTCTCCGGCCGGATATGTGGCCCCCATGGGCAGGCCATCCAACGTTCGCATGCCTGGCGGTCAACAATTTGAGGCGCGCCCGATAAGCGAAATCGAAAACGCCACAATTGATTATTTGAATTCGCGCGGCATGGATACTGCGCCAATGACGCAATATGCGCCATTCAGCGAAGAGCGAGCGCGGCTTATTGCGGCGGCCTATGATATGATGCCGCACGACCCGCAAAATCCTGCGGTGCGTCGTGCGTATGATGCTATGATCCAAGAGACCCTGGACCAATACAACGCCCTGCGGAATAGTGGCATTGACTTTCGTTTTTTGCGCGAGGGCATGGAAGACCCGTATGCCGCTTCGCCTGCCCTTGGCTATCGTGACTTAGTTGAAAATGGTCGGCTGTGGGTTTTTCCGACTGATTTTGGTTTCGGCACCAGCGCGTCGTTCGATCCTTCCACAAACCCGCTGTTGACGCGCGTCGGCCGGATCGGTGATAAGGCGGATGCGGTTGCAAACGATGCCTTCCGCGCTGTGCATGACGCCTTTGGTCACTTTGGCCCAGGAAATCCATTTTTCCGCCACCAAGGCGAAGAGCGGGCGTTTCTAGAGCACTCGCGGATGTATTCACCAGAGGCGCGTGGCGCCATGACATCCGAAACTCGCGGACAAAATAGCTGGCTCAACTTTGGCCCATTCGGGCAACAAAATAGAACGGCGCTTGGTGCCGATACTGTGTTTGCAGACCAGAAGACTGGCCTCATGCCAGCGTGGACGACGCAGCCGACAGGCATGCCAGACCCAGATGAAGAACGCATGCTGCGTGGGCTTCTAGATCAATGGATAAATCGTTGAATTTAAATTCATTAAGGCATGCGCCTCCCGCTTGTTTGGCTGATTTAGAAGATGATCTAGAGAAACAAGCCGAAATGGCATACAATGCCGCAAAACTAGGGGCCAGCAATGACCATCACCAACTACACAAACCTCAAGTCAGCCATCGCCGACTGGTTGCTGCGCGACGATCTGACGGCGGTGATACCGTCGTTTATTGCGCTGGCCGAGACGCAGATGCAGCGCGAGATCCGGCACCACAAGATGATGCAGCGCGCCGAGGCTGAGATCGATACGCGGTATTTTGCCCTGCCGGCTGACTGGATCGAGACGGCCAGGTTCCATGTGGCTGGCGACCTGCCCACGCGGCTGGAGCTGACGAGCATGGACGACATGCTGCAGTTGCGGGAATTGAATGCCAACACGGGTGGCCGCCCGACGCACTACGCACATATCGGCGAGCAGCTTGAGGTGTTCCCGACGCCAAATGGCACTTATGACGTCGAGCTGCTATACTACCAAAAGATCCCGGCATTGAGCGACGTCAATGCCACGAATTGGTTGTTGACCGATTACCCGGACGTGTACCTGTACGGCTCGCTCATGCAGGCGGCGCCGTACTTGGACAACGACCAAAAGATGCAAGTGTGGGCGGGGCTTTATGGCTCGGCCGTCAATTCTATCAATGCAGAAAGCAAGAAAGCGCGGTATAGTGGCGCCGGAATGCGTATCCGCATCAATTCCTACTGAGGGCTGAGGCATGAGCTTTTCCAACACTTATGAGACCAACGTCCTCACTTGGACGTTCACGACTGGCGCAGTGACCCGGCCCACGGCTTGGTATATCGGCCTGTTTACAAGCGACCCCGGCGAAGCCCAGGGCGGCACCGAGGTGTCTGGCGGCAGCTATGTGCGCGAGGCCGTGACCTTCACTGTCTCTGGCGACACGGCGACCAACAGCGCGGCGATTGAATGGCCCGTGGCGACAGCCAATTGGGGCACCATCACGCACATCGCGGTCTATGACGCTTCCACCAGCGGCACGCAGATCGCGTATGCGGCCCTGACGAGCAGTAAGACGATCTCGACGGGCGATGTGTTGCGAATTCCCGCAGGCGATCTCGACATCACGCTGAATTGAGGTAGCAAATGGCAACCATCGTAACCCGCTCTGGGAAGGGCAGCCCGCTTACCCACGCGGAGGTGGACGCCAACTTTGAGAACCTCAACAGCGACAAGGCCGAGATAAGCAGCCTCGCCACAGTTGCCACAAGCGGCCTCTACGCCGATCTCAGCGGCACGCCCACGCTGGCCACGGTTGCCACGACTGGTGCCTACAGCGACCTGTCAGGGCTTCCCACGCTGGGCACGGCTGCTGCGGCTGACACGACTGACTTTGACCCGGCTGGCACTGCGCTGGCCTTGGCTATCGCATTGGGGTGATCTGAAATGGGCGTCTATGACATCAGGGCGGTCAAAGACGGAATGCTCCGCTGTAGCAAGTGCGGCGAGGACAAGCCTGAAACTGATTTTCACATCAGCCGCCACAAAAAAAATACCGCAGGACGAGTTTATCATTGCAGCACATGCGTGGCAAAGTCTCAGAAAAAAAGAAATATGACAGAGATTGGCTATAAGGCCAATTTGTGGCAAAATCTTCGGGGTAACGCTGCCCGCCGCAACATTTCAGTCAACATAGAAAAGTCAGACATCCAACGTCTTTACGATGATCAAGGTGGCTTGTGCGCTGTTACAGGGCTGCCGATGCAATTTTCTGCGCTAGAAAGCGGGAAAAACAGCTATGCGGTCAGTGTTGATCGTATTGATAGCTCTCGGGGCTATTACCAAGACAACATTCGCCTTGTTTGTGCTAGGGTCAACTTAATGAAAATGGAACTTAGCGACGAGCAGATGCAATTTTGGTGTCGCGCTATACTGAAGGGTGATAGCCAATGAACGTCTTCAAAAACTATACCAGCGCCTCGGTAGGCACCTCACCTGTCACGACCTACACGGTGCCAAGCGCGACGGTTGCGGTCACGATTGGCCTGACGATCAGCAACACCACCGCATCCCAGATCACGGTCGATGTGCAGGCGGCTGGTGTCTATGTGGTCAAGGGCGCTCCGATCCCCGCAGGCTCGGCCCTGTCGGTGCTGGACGGTAAGATCATCCTTGAGGCTGCGGATACTGTGGTGGTCACGTCGAGTGCTGCTACGAGTGCGGATGTTATCCTGAGCGTTCTGGAGCAAAGCTGATGGCTGGATATATTGGTAAGTCTCAGGGCGTCACTCAGGTAGACGGCTACAACCGCGCCGAGGCGGATGCTGAGTTTGTGGACGTCACTGGCGACACGATGACGGGTGCGCTGGCGGTCAACGGCAACCTGACCGTGGACACCAACACGCTGTTTGTAAATGCGGCGAGCAATAACGTGGGGATTGGGACCAGCAGCATTAGCGGCAAGTTTTCTGTAAACGGCACTATGTATGCAGGACCGGGTTCTGTATCTGATGTGGCGTATGGGTTTTATCCCGCTGGGACGTATGGCAGCACGGGCATGTTTGCCCCCGCCGCAAACACTGTAGCATTTGCCACCTCTGGTGGGGAGCGTGTCAGGATCGATGCGTCGGGCAATTTGTTTGTGGGGGTTACTACACAGCAGGGCGGCGGTGCGCACTGTTTTCAAG